TGGTTCGGCTACGTAAGCACCACGAGAATTCTGAAAATTTTTTCAAAAATAAAAACCCAGTGGGATCATGTAGTCAATCGATCCTTGTATTCCACAAATTTAACAACCGTGCTAACATCGACAGCACTATGGAGCAAGGAAACTCTCAGCCTGTAGGCACGGTTGTCGCCAGTGATCAATCTCTTCCAAACTGGCTGTCGTGCCCAGACCCCAAACCCCCGAGGCTCCCTGCGGAGTCCAAAGCCCTTCGCCATGTCGAATATGAGCAAATATTCGAGCGGGTGATTGAGGACGTTTACCGGGGCCGATCCCTGCAATCACTCATCGAAGACGACCATCGACTTGTGTCGTACGAGGATTTTTTGCGCTGGATTAAACGTGATCCTCAGCGCCACGAGCGGTTCAAAGAAGCGCAGGAGATGCGCACTGAGTTCTTGGCCGGGGAGATCCTTGAGATTGCCGATGGGGTAGGCGCGATTGATCCAACATCGAATGACACAGTTAACCGAGACAAGTTGCGTATTGATACGCGCAAGTGGCTTATGGGCGCACACAATCGTAAGCGGTACGGGGAAACTAGGCAGATTGAAGTGGGTGGAACAATCTCGATTACCGAGGCTCTTGCGCAGGCGCAGGCTAGGGTGATTGAAGCTGAAGTGGTGGATGTGACCCCGAGATTGACGGACGAGGGAGAGTGACTTGCAGAAAATGAGATACAGTCCCGAGGAGGAGCAGCTGCTGATGTCGCAGTTGTGGTCACCTGCGATCAAGGACGATCCTGAAGCGTTCGTGTTGTTTGCGTTTCCGTGGGGGCAGAAGAACACACCACTTGAACACTTTAAAGCACCCCGGGCGTGGCAGCGCAGGACGCTTCGGCGCATCCGGGACTTTATCAAGGAGAATCGGGGTAAGTTGACCGAGGGTGACCTGATTGAAGCGTTGCGCAGGGCTGTTTCGTCTGGTCGAGGGGTTGGTAAGTCCGCGCTGGTTAGTTGGCTGATCCTGTGGATGCTAACTACCAGGATAGGTAGTTCTGTCATCGTGTCGGCCAACAGCGAGAACCAGTTGCGGAAAGTGACGTGGGGTGAGTTGACTAAATGGGTGACAATGGCGATTAATGCTCACTGGTGGGAACCCACGGCTACAAGCCTGAACCCGGCCAACTGGTTGACCGAACTGGTCGAGCGTGACCTTAAGAAGGGTACTCGATATTGGGGTGCCGAGGGGAAGCTGTGGAGTGAAGAAAACCCAGATGCTTATGCTGGTGTCCATAATATGGACGGCATGATGGTGATTTTCGACGAGGCCAGCGGTATTCCTGATGGCATTTGGTCAGTTGCAGCGGGCTTCTTTACTGAAAACATTCTCGATAGGTATTGGTTTGCGTTTTCCAACGGACGACGGAACACAGGCTATTTTTATGAAGCTGTGGACGGTAATAAACGCGACTTTTGGGAATCTGAAAAAATTGACGCCAGAACCGTTGAAGGTACTGATAAGTCGATTTACGAGCAGATCATTGCGGAGTACGGTGAAGACTCGGACGAAGCTCGGGTTGAAGTTTATGGGGATTTTCCAAAGAGCGGACAAGACCAGTTTATCAGTCCTCACATCGTCGATGACGCCATGAAGCGTCCGCAGTACAAGGACATGACTGCGCCTGTGATTGTGGGGGTTGACCCCGCTCGGGGCGGCATGGACAGCACAGTAATTGCTGTGCGTCGAGGGCGTGACATTGTTGCCATTAAACGGTTTCGTGGTGACGATACCATGACTACAGTCGGACACGTTATTGATGCCATTGAAGAGTATCGACCAGCTTTGACCGTGATTGATGAAGGCGGGCTTGGGTATGGCATCCTTGACAGACTAACCGAGCAGAAGTATAAAGTTCGCGGGGTGAACTTTGGTTGGAAAGCCAAGAACCCTGTGATGTGGGGCAATAAACGCGCTGAGATTTGGGGATCCCTGCGTGATTGGCTTAAGTCGGCTAGTTTGCCGCAGGATAGACTTTTAAAAGCGGATTTGGTCGGTCCAATGAAGAAGCCCAACTCGGCGGGGACTATCTTCTTGGAAGGTAAAAAGGAAATGAAGGCGCGCGGGTTAGCTTCACCAGATGCCGCTGACGCAATTGCCGTAACTTTTGCTTTTCCTGTTGCGCATCGCGAGTACAATGAGCGAACGAATCAACGGCGCAATGCGCAGAATGGAACCGTTTTAACATCTTGGATGGGCGCTTGATGGCAACGAAGAAAAATAGGAGCAAATAATGCCACTTGTCAAAAGTCCCTCGAAAGAAGCATTCAGAAAAAACGTGGCGGCTGAGGCTAAAACAAAGCCCATTAAGCAAGCAGTTGCCATTGCGTACAGCGTAAAGCGCGAGGCCGCTAAAAAATAAACGATGAAAAGTAAAAAATGAGACTTCAAGCCACACAAGACTGCCTTATTGTTCGTCCTGATATGGAGAAACATGACCTTTTTGTTCTTTTGCGACAAAAGCAAACTGGTACTGGTGTAGTTGTCTCTGCTGGTCCTGCCGCCAAGGATGTAAAAGTGGGCAATCGTGTGCTATTTGGAGATTCTATCGGTCAGGACTTACAATGGGAAGGCGAAGACCTTCTCGTAATGCGAGAGGCGCACACCCTCGGAGTATTTGACGCATGAAAGACACTATCGGAATCGTAGCCGCATCAAATGTGGCAAAAAACGGACCGCATCCGTCAAAAGGCGGTTCTGAAGACATTCTTACCGTCGCCCGCTCACGTATGACGATGGCGATTTCAGCGTTTTCTGAAACGCGGGAAAGTGAACTTGACGATCTGCGGTTCTACGCAGGCTCTCCTGATAATCAGTGGCAGTGGCCCGCTGATGTGCTTCAAACTCGTGGTGCGGTTCAGGGTCAGACTATTAACGCTCGTCCTTGCTTGACCATTAACAAATTACCACAGCACGTCAAGCAGATTACCAATGAACAGCGCATGAATCGTCCGGGAATTAAAGTAATTCCTGCGGATGATAAGTCAGATGTAGACATGGCTGAAGTCTACAACGGTGTAATTCGCCACATTGAATACATCTCTGACGCCGATGTTGCGTATGACACATCGTGCGAAAATCAAGTTGCTTACGGTGAAGGTTATATTCGTCTGTTGACCGAGTATTGCGACGAAGAAACCTTTGATCAAGATATTAAGATTGGACGCATTCGTAATAGTTTTTCGGTCTACATGGACCCTTTGATTCAAGACCCGACCGGTGCTGACGCCCGTTGGTGTTTTATCACAGAGGACATGACCAAAGTTGAATATGAGCGTTTATACCCCAACGCGGCCCCGATCAATACCCTTATGTCATTGGGTGTTGGCGATCAGTCCATAAGTCAGTGGATTAGTGAGAACACTGTTCGCATCGCTGAGTATTTTTACATCGAGTATGAAAAAGCAACGCTAAACCTATATCCGGGAAATGTGACCGCTTTTAATGGCACTCCTGAAGATAAATCGTTGCGGTCCATGTTTGGCAAGCCATTACGTTCCCGCATATCGGATCGTAAAAAGGTCAAATGGTGCAAGATTAACGGCTACGAGGTTCTTGAGGAACGTGATTGGGCAGGCTCGTATATCCCCGTGGTGCGGGTAGTAGGTAACGAATTTGAAGTTGACGGTCGAGTATATGTGAGCGGTCTGGTGCGAAATGCTAAAGACGCGCAACGTATGTACAACTACTGGGTGTCGCAAGAAGCTGAAATGCTGGCATTGGCACCCAAAGCTCCGTTCATCGGGTACGGCGGGCAGTTTGAGGGTTATGAGCAACAGTGGAAAACTGCAAATACTCAAAATTGGCCGTATCTTGAAGTCAACCCCGACGTTACAGATGGTCAAGGTAATACTCTACCGTTACCGCAGCGAGCGCAACCGCCAATGGCTTCTAGTGGGCTGTTGCAGGCAAAAGCAGGAGCATCCGAAGATATAAAATCAGCAACCGGTCAATATAATGCATCCTTGGGGATGACAAGTAATGAACGGTCCGGCAAAGCAATCCTTGCGCGTCAACGCGAGGGAGACGTAGGAACTTATCATTATGTGGATAATTTGGCCCGCGCTATTCGCCATGTTGGTCGTCAACTGGTGGATTTGATTCCTAAGATTTACGACACCGAACGCATTGCTCGCATCATTGGTGAAGACGGCGAACCGTCAACCGTCAAGATGAACCCGATGCAAGAGGAACCGGTCAAAAAGATCGTGAACCAAGAAGGCGTCGTTATTGACAAAATTTATAACCCGTCAGTCGGTAAATACGACGTGCGCGTTATTACTGGTCCCGGTTACGCAACCAAGCGTCAAGAAGCATTGGAATCAATGGCTCAACTGTTGCAAGGTAATCCGCAACTATGGCAAGTGGCTGGCGATTTGTTTGTCAAGAACATGGACTGGCCCGGCGCGCAAGACCTTGCCAAACGGTTCCAGAAAACCCTTGACCCCAAAGTTCTAGCAGACGAAGATAATCCGGCTTTGGTTGCTGCAAATCAACAAATGCAAGCAATGCAAGCTGAAATGCAGAACATGTTCCAGATGCTTCAGAACGTCAACAAGAGCATGGAAGCCCGCGATCTGGACATCAAGGAATATGAAGCAGAGGTTAAAGCGTATCAAGCTGAAACACAGCGAATCAGTGCAGTGCAGGCCAGCATGACACCTGAACAGATTCAAGATATTGTGATGGGTACAATCGCAGCCGCTGTTGACACGGGTGATTTAATTGCAAGTGCGCCCGAAATGCGTGAAACTCCGCAGATAGAATCAATGGAACAGATGGGTGGAATGCCCGAGCAAGGAGAGATGAATGAAATGCGCTGATTTCGTGGGCACGTTGTTTCTGGCACGGGATGTTGCGCATTCCGTTCATCTAAACACCCGCAGTTTTGCTAAACATTCTGCTCTAAACGAGTTCTACGACAGTGTTGTAGATTTGGCCGACAAGTTTGCTGAAACTTACCAAGGTCGTCATGGTTTAATTGGTCCGATTAGTTTGATGTCGGCCAAAAAGACCACCAACATCGTTGAGTTTCTTGAAGATTCAATGGCCGATATCGAGAAGATGCGGTTTGATGTTTGTGAAAAAACCGATACTCCGCTTCAAAACATTATTGATGAGATCGTTGGACTTTATCTGTCCACTCTTTACAAATTAAAGTTTTTAGCATAGGAAATTTAAATGACGGTCAATCTTTCCGCACTTGCAGGAGCAGGGCAACAGTTTTTTGACAACGTTGGTAATACGTTATCTGGTGGAAAATTGTGGTCGTATCAAGCTGGCACAACGACTCCGCAGACAACTTATACAACGTCTGCCGGAAATGTTGCGCACACTAATCCGATTATTTTGGATTCGGCTGGTCGTGTCCCGGGTGGAGAAATTTGGCTAACTGCCGGTGCCAGTTATAAATTTGTGTTGATGACCAGCGCTGATGTTACGTTGGCAACTTGGGACAACATTACCGGAATCAACGGAACCGGCATTGCCACCAACGCATCCGCTGTTCAGTATGACCCTGCTGGCACAGGTGCGGTATCAACCACTGTGCAGGCTAAACTGCGCCAAACTGTTAGCGTAATGGATTTTGGCGCAACTTCCGGTGGTTCAAATACTGCCGCGATTAACGCCGCAATTACTTACGCGATTTCTTCTGGTG